NCGCGAAACTGGGAAGAGAATTGGCACGAGATGTTGCCGACCAGCGGCAAGGGACGCTTCGTCTACCAGCACCATTGGATCGGTCTCGATGAAGACGAGATCAAGTTGAGTGACAAGCAGCTACTCGACACAACCAACGCGCTACACGGAGACATCCGTCTTGAGGCCGACGGTGCGCTATGGGGATTCGCTCCATTTCTCGGCAAGCCGGCGGACAACAAGGCTGTCGGCGGCGACAAGCTCTTCGCATTGTCCGACAAGATCGAGAACCTTCAAGCCGCGCCGAAGCTCCCGCAGCCGAAGGAATGGCTGACCATCGGCGTAAAAAAACCACATATTGCCGAGCCTGGAGAACCGGGCGCATTTGGAAAAAGCTTTGCAAAATTCTTTGCTTTGGACTCCGGCAGCTACGAGCTCGGCGTTGTCCGAAAACATGGTGTGGAGATTTTCCTTGACGGGACGCACCTGCAAGGTAGATATTTAATACAGTTCGCGCCAATCGGTGGCCGGCGGATTTGGCTGATTGATAAGCCTGCCGACCAGGAGCCGATGGCCGAAAAAAAGGAGCTCGCTGATCTCATAAGTGAGCTGCGGCGGAAGCGACAAGACTTTCTGATCTGGGCCAAGCCCGGGGAGAAGCCGCAAAAGATCGACGTCAAGACCGGCAAGGTCGCAAAGAGTTTCGTTGTGCCGATCGTAAAGGCCGACGAGGAGCGTCAGATTGTTTACGGTGTGGTGCTCGACCCCTATGGCAAACAGGGTCCGGAGACCGATGCACACGGCGACTGGATCCCACCCATCGAGGTCGAGAAGACTGCGCACGAATGGTTTAAGGCATCACGTGGGATTGGCTTCGGCCACCCTGGGTTGCCTGGCTTTAAGCCGACCGTGAAGGCGCAGCCAGTAGAAAGCCACATCGTGGAATACCCAAGCGCGTCGGACTACGAGAAGGCGCGACTGGGAGAACCGCACCGAGTATTTCGCAGGAAGTATGGTGCGGACATCGTGCATTCTGGCGCGTGGATACTGGGGACCGAGCTTGGGGACGCCGAGTGGGCGGCATTCAAACGGGGCGAGATCAACGCGTACAGCGTTGAAGGCTTGGGCACGAAAGAAAAAAGCGTGCCTCGGTCGACCATGCCAGATGTCACGTTCGTTGACGTCGTCGTAAAGCAGTAGCAAGCGAAGCGCTGATCCATTCACAAGCGCATCTGCAGCCAAGGAGCGCTTGGGTATGGAGAAGTCCACGTTCAACCTGCTGACCGACGTCAAGACGGCGAAGGTGAGCTTAGTCAAACGAGGCGCGAACAAGAGACAGTTCGCGATCTTCAAGTCGGAGAGTGAAATGGATCCTGAGATGCAGGAACTGTTCGAGGCAGTACTTACGGTCGAGGCCGAGGGCGAAGGCAAGCTGGAAGCAATTGCCAAGCAAGCCAAGCTTTCGGAGAAGGCGCAGAACGCAGTCAAGGGAGCACTGCGACTGCTCAACGCCTACAAGGACGAGGCCGGGGTAGGTTCCGTGGCTGGCGAGCTCGCCAAGCTCGTTGGGTACGTCGCGCCGAAGAAGCAGAGGGACAAGAAGAAGGAAGAGGAAGAGGAGAAAAAGAAGACCGCCAAGCAGAGGGACAAGGACAAGGAGAAGTACAAGTACCCGATGCAGAAGGCTCTCGACGCTCTCCCAGACGAGATGCGCGAGCAACTGGAGCCGGTCTTCAAGGCGCAAGCCGAAGCCTACGACGAAGAGGTCGCCAAGGCCGAGGAGCGCGCACAAGAGGCGGACAAGCGCACCGAGGCCGTCGCCAAGACGCTCAAGGAGGAGCGCGACGAGCGGCAGCTGCAGGAGTGGATCGCGAAGGCGGACACCGATCTTTCGCACTACCCGGGCGCCAACTCCGAGGAGCTCGGCGCGATGCTCAAGCAGCTCGGCGACACGAACCCCGAGCTCGCCGAGAAGCAGTTCGCCTCGATGAAGGCGGCAAGCGACGCGATCAAGGAGAGCGCGTTGCTCAAGGAGGCCGGCAGCAACCCGGCGCCCGCTGGCAGCGCTTACCAGAAGATCCGAGAACTCACCAAGGCCAAGATCCAGAAGTCAGAGGGCAAGATGACCGAGGAACAGGCCGAAGTCGAGATCATGAAAGAACACCCGGCGCTCTACGAGGAGTATCTCAAGGAGCATCCGGCGCAATCACGGCCGATCATGGCCTGAGGAGGTAGAAGCAGATGGCATGGGAGAACATCACGGGACGGATTCCGGGCGTAGAGTCGTCCGCGGATCTCTCGACGAAGCAGCACCTGTTCGTCGTGATCGATGCGAACGGACAGGCTGTCGTCAACACGACTGCCGGCGGCATTGTTGATGGCGTGCTCCAGAACAAGCCTAAGGCGCAGTATCGAGTTGCCGAGGTCGCGGCACTCAACGGCGAAAACGTGTCGAAGGTTGTCTCCGGTGCGGTTGTCACCAAAGGCTCGCGTGTTCAATCAGACAATGTTGGCAGGGCGATCGACGCCGCGACGACGAAGTATTCATGCGGGAAGGCGCTTGAGGCCGCAAGCAAGGCCGACGTGCTGATCCCTGTTCTACTCGTACCCTATGGTTACGAGCCGTAAGAGAGGAGATGAGCAATGCCTCAGCCAACCCCGAGTGATGTCCATGTTAACAGGCCGCTTACCACGGTGAGCATCGCCTTTTTGCAGGACCAAAAAGACTTCATCGCCGACCGCGTGTTTCCCAACGTGCCGGTAACCAACCAGAGCGATCGGTACTTCACGTTCAAGAAAGGTAACTGGTTTCGCACCGAAGCGAAAAAGCGCGCACCGTCGACCGAGACCGCGGGTAGCGGCTTCGACCTCGACAGCACCCCGAACTATTTCGCCGACGTCTTCGGCCTGCACAAAGACATCGACGACCAGCTTCGGTCAAATCAAGACGCGCCGCTCAACCTGGACGCCGCGGCAACCGAGTTCGTCACCCGCGGGCTCGTGCTCAAGCGGGAGAAAGATTGGGCAACCAAGTTTTTCACCACGTCGGTCTGGACCGGATCGACGACCGGCAGCGACATCACGCCCGGCACTCTGTGGAGCGCCGCGGGGTCGACGCCGATCGAGGATATCCGCGCCCAGCTGATTGCGGTGAAGAAGAAGACGGGATTCCGCCCGAACAAGTTCGTGATGGGCGAGGAAGTCTGGCAGATTCTGCAGGACCACCCCGATCTACTCGAGCGAATCAAGTACACGCAGAAGGGCGTGGTCACTACCGACCTGCTCGCTGCGCTCCTTGAGCTCGATGAGGTCTTGATTGGTGGCGCGATCGAGAACACGGCGGAGGAGGGTGACACCGACGTGCTGTCATTCATCTTCGGCAAGAACGCGCTGCTCGTCTACGCGGCACCGCGTCCGTCACTGTTGATGCCCTCGGGCGGCTACACGTTCTCATGGACTGGCTACCTCGGGGCGGCCGCTACTGGTCAGCGGATCCTCCGCTTCCGCATGCAGCATCTGCGGTCCGACAGGATCGAAGGCGAGATGGCCTATGACCAGAAGCTCGTCGCGGCCGAGTGCGGAGCATTCTTTAGCGCGGTGGTGAGCTGATGGCGTACGTCGCTGGCAAATCCATCGAGGTGATGCGTAGAGGCGAGCCAGTGAGGCTCAAGCCTGGTGATCCTGTTCCAGAGGCGGCGACCTGGAGGAACCTCAAGTCAGAGCTCGCGTGGAAGCGCGTGATCAAGGTGCCGGATTCCGAGGCCAAGACCAAGGCGAAGGTGGAGCCAGAGGTCAAGGTCGAGGAGCCGCCGAAGGACGAGGAAAAGCCCAAGCGGCGGGGCAGGAAGAAGAAAGCGAGCGTACCCTGGGAGGAGTAGCAATTGACCTGGACGTACGACGGCGATCCGGCCGCCGACGACAGGGACGCAGTCCGCTTCCTGTCGGGCGACACGGACACTACTGATCAACTCGTCTCTGACGAGGAGATCGCTTGGCTGCTGACCGAGAACCCAAACGTATACTTGGCAGCAGCCGAGGCGTGCCGCGCGATTGCCTCGGCCTTCGCGCGCTACGCGGATAAGTCTGTCGGTGACATTAGCGAGTCCGCGAGTCAGAAGGCGGCGGCGTACGAGAAGCGCGCTGGCGACCTGGAGGCCGGCGTCTTGGTGATCCCATTGTTTGGCGGTCTCTCGATCTCCGAGAAAGAAACGCTTGATCAGGACACGGACGCCGTGCAGCCGTCATTCCGAATCGGCCAGGACGATCATCCGGAGATACCGTCGGAGCGCGAATACTCGCCTTACCGGAAATGCGAGTACCCTTGATGGCCAACGGCAGAGTCATAGAACGCGACCTTGGCTGGCGTCGGTTATTCGCCAAGGTTCGCAAGACTGGTAGGAGCGTTGTCGCCAAGGTCGGCGTGCAGGGGTCGAAGGCCGGGGAGACTTACGAGGAGGGACCGACCAATCTGATGGTGATGAGCGCCCATGAGTTCGGGCTTGGTCGCGTTCCCGAACGCGCCCCAATGCGCTCGACGTTCGACCTCAATCGCAAGAAGTACGAGAAAGAAATGAAAGCAGTTGAGAAGCGCTACGTTGAGGGCGCCGAGTCATTGGAGGCTGGCGTCAACATGCTTGGCGAGCAGTACCGTGGTGATATCGACGCGCGGATCCGCGGCGGCGAGATCACGCCCCCGTTGTCGGAGGAGTATTTCGAGCGCAAGCGTCCGCAGGAACCAGCGCCGTTGCTGCGCACCGGCCAGCTAGTCGGCTCGCTCTCCGTGGAGATGGAGGTCAGGCGGTGAGTGTCGAGAAGGCCATACGGTGCTTCGACAAGGACGTCACTCGCCGACGTTTCGGAGCTGGTTCTTACGATGCGAATGGTCGGTACGTCGAGCCCTCGTATTCGGATACCACGATCCGCGCCTCGGTGCAGCCGCTACGCGGTGATGAGTTGCTGCGGTTGCCCGAGGGTCAACGGCAGACGAAGAACGTCAAGCTCTACACGCCCTCGGACTTACGCGTCGTGGACGACGAGACGAAGACCAAGTCCGATCAGATCATCGACGGCACGACGACCTACGAGGTGCGGACAGCTGAGGACTGGACGGACGAGGGCGGCTACTGGAAGGGCGAGGCAGTGGAGGTTGGACCGTGACCGCACCGACGCCCATAGCCTGGGACACGGTGGAGAATGCGATCAAGGCCTGGATGGCCACGTCCACTGGGTTGACCTCGATCTGGCGTGATCAGTCTGGCTCGCAACCAGACCGGCCCTACGCCTCTTTGTTGGTGATCGCCGGCCCGACCAGGATCCACGGCCTGGACGAACTGCGCTATACGACGGACGAGACGCGCGTCTTCGATGTCAAAGTCACGCCGCTTGCACAGGCGAACACCAAGTACACGGCGAAGATCAACGACGTTGATCACGACTTCACATCGGACGCGACGCCGACGGTGGCAGAGATCACGGCCGGGCTGACAGCGGCGATCAACGCGGGAGCCGAGCCCGTGACGGCGACCGACAACGGGACCGACCTTGATATCGTCGGAGACGGCGACGTGCTTTTCGCGCTTGAGCTCACCGACGACTACGACGGCGACCAGCTGAGCTTCGAGAACAACGACCTTGGACACGAGGTAGAAATCGAGGCCAGTGGTCTGCGTGAGATGACAGTTTCGTGCCAGACGTACGTTGCGAAGCCCGACTCGCGCGACCCGACGAAGAACGCCAAGCACCTGATGTCGCTTGCACAGTCGGCGCTTGGCTTGCCATCGGTGCTGGCCGCGTTACGCACTGCCGGCGTCTCGGTGGTCGATACCGGGCCGGTGCAGAACGTCGACGCGCTACTCGAGGACGCCTACGAGGCGCGCTGCAATATGGACGTTCGTTTCGGCCTCGCCTCGAACGTGGCCGAATACCTTGGATACATCAAGACCGTCGAGGTCTCGTCTACGAGTCTCGACATGAACAAAGAAGAGTTTGGAGGCTAGACCATGGCCCTCGACGACATTGTCAATGTTGTGATCACCACGCAGACCGTTCCGATTTCGCAAGTCGGTTTCGGCACGCCGCTGATCATGAGCTACCACACCCACTTCGCGACTCGCGCCAAGGAGTATTCGGCGAGCACTGCGCTTGCCGACATGGTGACCGATGGTTTCGCGACGAGCGACCCGGCGTACTTAGCGGCACAGGCGATCCTCTCGCAGAACCCGAGGCCGAACAAAATCATCCTTGGCCGCGAGACAGGTACGGCGAAAAAGAAGCTCAAGATCACACCGACTACGCCCGAGAACTCGACTGATTACATCGTCCATGTGAATGGGAAAGAGGCTAAGTTCACGTCTGATGCAACCGCAACGGTACCTGAGATCGTGGTTGGCCTGAAAACCGCAATCGACGCCCTCAGCGAAAACGTCACGGTGACCGCGAACGGCGGGGCCGGCACCGAGACAGACTTTGACATCGAGGCTAATACGGTCGCCGACTGGTTCACGTTCAAGATCCAATTGCGCCGTCTACTGACTCGCAATGACGACACTCCAGACGG